CAGATCAACAACTTGAACCAGATGCAGGGGCCGGTCACCGAGGTCGAACGCCACCTGCTGTTCATCGGCAGCGCCGGCAGCAACACCGGCAAGCTGCTCTCCCTCAATGCCCAGTCAGACCTCGACCAGCTGCTTGGCAGCGCAGACAGCGAGCTCAAGGCCAACCTGCTGGCCGCCCGTGATAACGCCGGCCAGAACTGGAGCGCCGGCGCCTATGTGCTGCCCACCGACCAATCCTGGCTTGATGCCGTGCGCAGCGCCCAGCAGACCCAATCCTTTGAGGGGGTTGTGGTGCTGGGTCAGGAGTGGGACCAGGCGAGCATCAACGCCGCCCACGCACTCAACCAGGAGCTGATCGCCAAGTGGGGGCGCTGGCAATTCATGCTGCTGGCCGTGCCCGGCATTGTTGCCAAGGCCGTCGGCAAGGAGGGCACCGCCCAAGCCTGGAGCGACTACGAGACCGCGTTGGCCGCCCTGCAAGAGGGCATCAAGGCCGACTCCATCAGCCTGGTGCCCCAGCTTTGGCCGAACCTCGCCGGCGCCTATGCCGGGCGCCTGTGCAACCGGGCGGTGAGCATCGCCGACAGCCCATGCCGGGTGAAAACCGGCGCCCTGGTCGGCCTTGGCAACAAGCCGGTGGACAAAGACGGGATCCCGCTGCCGCTGGCCACCCTGCAGACCCTGGAGCAAAACCGGTTCTCGGTGCCGATGTGGTACCCGGACTATGACGGCACCTACTGGGCCGATGGCCGCACCCTGGACGCCGAGGGCGGCGACTACCAGGTGATCGAAAACCTGCGCATTGCCTACAAGGTGGCGCGCCGGATGCGCATCCGGGCCATTGCCCGCATCGGGGATCGCTCGTTCAACTCCACCCCGGGCAGCACCGCCATGGCCATCACCTACTTTGGCAAAGACCTGCGCACCATGGCCAAGGCCACCACCATCAACGGCCAGCCGTTCCCGGGTGATATCGCCTCCCCCCAGGATGGCGACATCTCTATCCAGTGGACCGCCAAGAACCTGGTCTCGGTGTTTGTGGTGGTGCGCACCGTGGACTGCCCCAAGGGGATCATCGTCAACATCATGCTCGATCTGAGCCTCAACAACGGGGAGGGTTAACCCGTGACCAAACGCTTTTCCGGTATCAACTTCGACACCACCCTGATGGGGGCCATGGTCCATGTCGAAAAGGCCAGCCTCTCTATCACCGACAACAGCGCGGTGGCGCAAACCCGTGGCATTCCTGACGGCTATGTGGACGGCGATGTCGCCGCCGAGTGTGAATTCGAGCTCGACACCAAGAACCTCAAGCAGCTGATCGCCGCCGCCAAACGTGCCGGCAGCTGGCGCGGGATGGAGCCTGACGATGTGCTGTTCTACGCCAGCACCGGCAGCGAGGAGATCAAGGTGGAAGCCTTCGGCGTCAAGCTGAACGTGGCCGACCTGCTCGACATCGATCCCAAGGGCGGCAGCAAGACCGTGCACAAGGTGAAAGGCTTCGTCACCTCCCCCGATTTCATCCACCTCGATGGCGTGCCGTACCTCTCCAAGGACGACACCCGCCACCTGATGGATTAAGGGGAACGCCTTGGACGATATCGACCGCGCCAACCACCACGCCGCCCGCATGCTGGCGGCCCAGCTGGCCAACCAGGTGGGCAAAGGGCGTTACCAGGGGGAGAGCCTGCACCAGTGCGAAGAGTGCGACGACCCCATCCCGGAAGAACGCCGCCGCCACATCCCCGGGGTGCGCCTGTGCGTCCCCTGTCAGACCCGCCTTGAGCGGCTGGGTCGCTAACCAGAGCAACGGACATGAACCCTATGCCAAACAAAGACCCCACCTTCTGGACCGCTCTGCTGGCCTGGTTGATGGACAACTGGCCCGCCGTCTATGGGGCACTGCTGGCGCTCGCCATCGCCTTCCTGCGCATCACCTACGCCGGCGGGCGGGGTCGCCGCCGGCTGATTGAATCCCTGCTCTGCGGCCTCATCACCCTGGCGGCCGCCACCGGGACCCATCTGCTCGGGATCCCCCAGGAGGCCACCCCGTTGCTGGGTGGCATGGTGGGGCTGCTTGGGATCGACATCATCCGCGACCGGGCCGCGCTGATGTTCAACAAGAAGGAAAACTGACATGGCACTGCGCTGGATTGAAGAGGCCCGCACGTTTTTGGGCCTGAAAGAGATTAAAGGGCCCAAGCATGCCCAGGCCATCCTGGACATGTGGAAGGCCATCAAGCGGGGCGGCATCAAAGACGATGAAACCCCGTGGTGCGCAGCCTTTGTCGGGGCTTGCCTGGAACGGGTCGGCATCCAGTCAACCCGCTTTGAGAGTGCCAAAAGCTACTTGGAATGGGGCGAGAAACTGGATCGCCCCGTGCCTGGCTGCGTGGTGGTGTTCACCCGCGATGGCGGTGGCCATGTGGGGTTCGTGGTGGGCAAGTCCCCCTCCGGCAACCTGCTGGTGCTCGGTGGCAACCAAGGGGATGAAGTGAACATCCGTGAATTCCCGCTGGTCCGCGTCACCGGGTACCGCTGGCCGCTGCATGAACCGATGCCGGCCGGCGAGCTGCCCATCGGTACCCCTGCCCAGTTGTCGATGGGGGAAGCATGAGCACGCTCAGCAAGGTCATGGGGATCGTGGGCCTGCTGCTGGTGCTGGCGCTCTATGTCACCCACCGCCGCAGCGTGGACATGCAGCGCACGCTGGGCGAGCAGCAAACCACCATCACCCAGCTGCAGACGCTTAACAGCCAGCAGGCCACCGATCTCCAGGAACAGCAGCTGATGACGACGGGCTTGCGCCTGCTGCTGAACGACCAGAACGCCGACTTGGCCAAGCTCGACCAACAGAACAGGAAGACCGCCGATGAACTGCAACAAGCCCTGGCCACACCGCCGGCGGGCCGCCCGGACTGCGCTCGCGAGCCTCTGCCTAGCGGCGCTTTGCGCCTGCTCCAGCCAGCCCACCACGGTGGTGCAAACCAAGGTAGTGAAGCGGCTGCCGCCGCCGGGGCTGGTGCCCCACTGCCCGGAGCCTGACTTTACGGGGACCACCTACGGCGAGGCCGTGCGGTTTATCCCCACCCTGCAGACGGCGCTGCGCCGCTGCCAAACCCAACTCAACACCCTGAACCAGTGGATTGAACAAGAGGAAACCACCCCATGAGCAAGATCACGCCTATCACCCTGACCATCGCCGGCACTGATATCCGCTTTGTGCCCACCATGGTGGCCTACAACAGCTACATCAACGGCCTGTCGATGACCGACAAGGTGGCGCCGTCCCACCAGTACCTCAAGCGCATCGTCGACGCCGACAGCAAAGAGGCGCTGGATGGCCTGCTGGCCCGTCCGGGCGCGGCCTTGCAGATCGCCGCCAAGGTCAATGAGCAGTACGCCCCCGATCTGGATATCGAAGTAAAAAACTGACCGCGCGCGCCGGGGCCATCGAGCACAACCAACTGGAGCAGGTGCTGGCGCTGCGTCGTCACTACCTGCCCCATGAAGATGACGAGCTCGACACCCTGGCTCGCGCCCTCTGGTTAGACAAATACCACGCCCAACGCCTCGCCCATGCCGTCGCCGAGGGCATCGCCACCGCCTTCAATGGATAAATCATGGCTTCTGTCACCGAACAACTGATCATGAGGATTGCCCTGATAGATGCCGTTACCCGGCCGCTTGAGGGCATCAACAGCCAGCTGAACCGGGTGAAAGAGACCGCGCAAAGCGGCTTTGCCAATATCGCCGGCGGTGGCGCCGCTATGCTGGCCGGCACCATGGCGATCCAGAACGCGCTGGGGCCTGCCATTGAGATGGACAGGGCGCTGGCCGAAGTGGCCTCGCTCGACGTCCATGAAAAGACCCTCAAGCAGCTCTCCGACACCGCGCTGCAGTTCTCCGTCAAGTACGGCGAATCGGCCAGCGCGTTTGTCAGTGCCTCCTACGATATCCAGTCCGCCATCGCGGGGCTGGAGGGCAATGAACTGCCCTCCTTTGCCCGCGCCTCCGGCGTGCTGGCCAAAGCCACCAAGGCCGACACCGCCACCATCACCAACTACATGGGCACCATGTATGGCATCTTCGAGCAGCAGGCCAAGAAGATGGGTAAGGCCAACTGGGTGGAGGATATCGCCGGCAAGACCGCGCTCGCGGTGCAGATGTTCAAGACCACCGGCCAGGGCATGACCGACGCCTTCAAGGGCATTGGCGCCAACGCCACCGCCGCCGGGATCTCGATGGATGAGCAGTTCGCCGTGCTCGGCCACCTGCAGGCCACCATGGGCGGCGGCGAGGCCGGTACCAAGTTCAAGTCCTTCCTGGCCGGGGTGGGCAGTGCCCAGAAAGCGCTCGGGCTCAAGTTCACCGACTCGGCGGGCAACATGCTGCCGGTGCTCGATATCCTGGACAAGCTCAAGGCCCGCTATGGTGAAACCCTCACCGTGGCCGGCAGCGACGAGCTGAAAAAGGCGTTTGGCTCGGACGAAGCGGTGGCCATGATCAAACTCCTGATGAGCAACACCAAAGGGCTGGCCACCAGTATCAACGCCCTGGCCAACACCCACGGCATGGGCAAGGCCGAGCAGATGGCCGCCGCCATGACCGATCAGTGGCAGCGGGTCGAGTCTGCCTGGTTCGCGATCCGGGCCGCCGCCTTTGGGGCTGTGCTCCCCACCATCAACAAGGTGGTGGGCGCCTTTGCCGATGGCGGCGACGTGGTGCTGCGCTGGACCCGGATCTTTCCCAATTTCACCAAGGTGGTGGGGTACGCCGTGCTGGCCATCGCGGGCCTTGGCATCGTGACCGGTGCCTGGTTGATGCTGGCTGGCCTCGCCAAGCTGGCCACCCTGGCCTGGGCGCTGACCTTTGGTGGCCTCACCGCCCCCCTCACCCTGTTCAAGAAGGCCCTCGCGGGCCTGCGCCCGGTGATCCTGGCCGTCAACATGGCCATGAGCCTCAACCCAGCGGTGATCATCATCGGGGCGATCCTGGCACTGGTCGCCGCCGTGGCGCTGGCCATCATCTACTGGGACGAGCTGCGCGCCACCTTCGCGGTACTGACCGACTTTGAACTACTGAGCGCCTTCTTTGGTGGGCTGGCCGAGACCTTTGGCCCGCTCGCCTCGCAGGCACTGGCCCCCCTGGTGGATTTCTTCACCCTCATCGTGGGGCTGCTCGGTCAGGGGATCGCCTGGCTCGGCAGCTTCTTTGAGCAAACCAACCAGGCCAGCGTCGGGATCGACAACGTGGCCGATGCCGGCCGCCGGATGGGCAATATCCTTGGCGCGGCATTCGACACCCTGCTCACCCCGTGGCGGGCACTGATCGCGCTCATCAAGACCGCGCTCGATGCCTCGAATCAGTTCCTGGGCACCCAGTTCGATACCGGCGCCTTGAACGTGGACGTGCTGCCAAAGTGGGCCGCCTCCCCCGTGGCAATGGCGCCCCCTGCCAGCGTGGTGAACAGCCCCTTGGCTGACTACCGCCAGCAGGACCAGAGCAAGGTGCCAGCAGGTGGCTTGGGCCAGCAGTTGATCCAGGCCAACGCGTCGGCCAGTGCGGCCAACCAGAAGCCGACCCGCGCCCTGCATATCGGCGAGGTGCACATCAACCCCCAAACCATGCCGACACCCGACGAGCTGGAGAAAAACGCATGGGTAGAGCAACGCGGATGAGGAGCACAACGCGGATGAACGAACCCAAGTACATCGATCTCCTGGTGGTGAACGGCGCCTGGCAACTCGATGCCGGCGGCCAGCCGCGCTACACCCAGGACCGCCACAGCATCGGTCAGGACATCAAGCACCGCGTCATGGAGTCGGGGCTGGCCCGCAAGCTCATCGGCGAGCGCAGCCCGACCCTGCGCAGCGACGTGATGACCGAGATTGAACTGCTGGTAGAAGACGACGAGCGGCTGGTACCCGGCACCATCGTGATCCGTGAAGAGGCCCCCGATCGGGTGCTGGTCACCGCTCGCACCTATGAATTTGGCTCCCTGGAGGTAACCCTGTGAACCTGCGCCCGAACGTGGACTTTATGGCCCTGCTGGCCGAGGCCGGTGTACCGACCACCGAGCAGGCCATGGAGGCCGAGCTCAAAAAGGAGGTGGTGGCCGCCGGCTCCCTCATCACCAATGACTCTGATGTGAGCCCCTTCTGGCGGCTGGTGCGCGGGGTGGTCATCACCCCGGCGCTCTGGCTTATCCGCACGCTCTTGGCCGGCCATGTACTGCCCAACACCTTTGCGGCCACCGCCACCGATGCCTATCTCGATCTCAAGGCCTGGGATGTAGACCTGACCCGCAAGGCCGCCCAGAAGACCCGGGGAGTGATCAATTTCGTCAAAGCCAATCCGAGCGAGGCAGTCAGCATCCCGGCCGATATCTGGGTCACCACCGAGCGCATCAACGGCATCATCTACCGGGTGAAGCCCCAGCAGGCGGTGGTCAGTCCCGCCGGCGAGGCGGTGGCCAAGGTGGTCTGCGAGGCGGAGTTCGCCGGCAGCGCCTGGAATCTGGCGCCGGGCTATTACAACCTGCTGAGCGAACCGGTCACCGGCATCCTCTCGGCCCGCAACGATGACAAGGAGTGGATCACCACCCAGGGCGCCGATGCCGAGGGCAACGACGCGCTCGGCCTGCGCATCCAGAACCAGTTTTCGGCGGTGGGGCGCTACCACATCGACGCGATTTACCGCTCCATGCTGGCAAGCGTGGCGGGGATCCGTGCCGATCACATCTTCTTTGAGCATGAAGGGCCCCGCGGCCCGGGTACCGCCAACGCTTACATCCTGCTGGAAGTGGGCGCCACACCGGCCAGCCTCATCAACCAGCTTAATGACTACGTGGGCCGCCAGGGCAACCATGGCCACGGTGATGACCTGTTCGTGATGAGCATCCCCGAGACCCAGCACAGCCTCACCCTTGAGTTATGGCCCCAACCCAACCTCACCGACGAGCAGAAAGCCGCGCTCAAGACGGGCGCCGAAAGCCTGGTCAAGGCGGCGTTTCGCCAGTCGGCGGATTTCCCAAGCGTCACCCGTACCTGGCCGCGCTCGCGCTTCTCGCTCTCCCAGCTGGCCCGCGAGCTGCACAGCCAGTTCCCGCAGCTGCAGAGCCTCAAGTTTGCGCAAGATGACATCGTGTCGGGGCTGGCCATCCCGCGCCTGAGCACGCTGGAGGTGACCCTGCATGACTGACCCGACCCCGCTTGAACACGACCTGCAGGCGCCGGTGCTACCCGATGCCAGCGCCCCCTGGTGGGAAGACGGCTACACCATCAGCCCGGCCCACGCCGAGCCCGGGTTTCTGGCCAAGGGGATCAATGCCTTCTGGCAACGGGTCAAGGGCTGGCTGCTGCTGCCGCTGGCCCAGCAAGACCCGCTGACCTGCTCGGAGTCCCTGCTGGCGCTGCTCGCCTGGGAACGGGACATCAGCCGCTTCAACGGCGAGCCACTGCCGCTCTTTCGCAAGCGGGTCAAGTTCGCCTTTGTGAACGCCCGAGACGCCGGCGAGGTGGCCGGCTTTAAGCGCATTTTCGAGCGCCTTGGCATTGGCTGGTGTGACATTCACGAACGCCAAGCCGGCGCGCCCTGGGACGTCATCACCATCGAGGTGACCGACGGCGCCATCGCGGCCAACCAGAAACTGATGGAAACCCTCATTCAACACTATGGCCGCACCTGCCGCCGCTATCGCTTTCAGGTGGTTTACCCGGTCACCGGCACCCTGCGGTTCGGTCGCATCGACATGAGCCAGCAGGTGTTTGGCGCGACACTTAAGAGGAACGCATGAGCCAGATCATTACCAACGCTTTCTCCCGCTACTGGCAGGAGTGCCTAGCAACCCAAGTGCCGGTGGTGCTCGATGAGTTCGTGCTGGCCAACGT